ATGCGCACTGGCTCATCACCCTCGGCGTCGAAGAGAAGATCCTGCCGGCCGCCGTCGTTCGCCAGGTGGCATCCGATCGCGCCTTCGACATCGAGGTCGAGCAGGAACGCAAGGTCGGCCGCAAGGAACTCCGAGACATCCGCGAGCGTGTCACGGAAGAACTGCTCCCGCGCGCGCTGGCGAAGCGCCGCGCTACCTGGTGCTGGATCGACCCTGTTGGACGATGGCTGGCGATCGACACCGGATCGGACGCCCGAGCAGACGAGCTTCTGGAAATGTTGCAGAAGTCCGTTCCCGGAATCACGCTGCGCCCGATCCAGACGAACGTATCGCCGACGTCGGCCATGACCGACTGGATGGCATCCGGCGAGGCGCCGGCGGGTTTCACTATCGACGAGGACTTGGAACTCCGCTCGTCCGCCCAGGCACAGGCGGCCATCCGCTACGTCAGGCACGCGCTCGAAGGCGGCGAGATCCGCAAGCACATCGCCGAAGGCAAACTGGCAACAAAGCTGGCGATGACCTGGAACGACCGAATCTCGTTCGTCCTGAACGAGCGGCTGCACATCAAGCGACTTGCCTTCCTCGACATCCTCAAGGAAGAAGCCGAGCAGAACGCGGAAACCGCCGACGAGCAATTCGACGTGGACTTCATCCTCATGGCCGGCGAACTCGTTCGGATGCTCGGCGACGTCGTCGCGGCGCTGGGCGGAGAAATGGTGCCGGCATGATCCTCGCCGGACTCGCCCGCCTGGGCAATGACGCCGAACTGCGCTACACGCCGGAAGGAACGCCGGTATGCAACCTGTCGCTCGCCTACAACCACGGCCGCAAGGGAAGCGATCAGAAGAAGCCGACTCAATGGGTCGAGGCTTCCCTGTGGGGAGACAGGGCCGTCGCGCTCCACCCGTACCTCAAGAAGGGCAAGGAGTTTGATGTCGTCCTCGAGGATCCGCACATCGAGCCTTACCCGAAGCGCGGCGGCGGCGAGGGCGCGAAGCTCGTCGCCCGCGTGCTGCTGATCGACTTCGCCAGCGGGCAGCGAGACGGGCAGGAGAAACCGGCCGGCGAGAAGAAGGCAACCGGGAAGCCCGCGGCGGCCAGCGGCGGGAATTTCAACGACTTCGACGACGACCGGCCTTTCTGATTCTTCATCAACAACTCACCAGGAGAACAACAGCATGAAATCATCTACCGCAGAAATTCTTGTCCCGGACACCTTCGGAACGCCTTTCGAGGGCGGCTTCTACGGCGGAAAAATCCGAATCTTCGACGGAGTCTTCGCCATCGCTTGGGCGCCCAAGGCCCTCGGTGAAACGACATCCCTCTGGTTGCCGAGCTACACCCAGGTACCGAACGCTGACAGTTGCTTCGATAGCATGGCGAACACACTTGCCATGGCTGAAGCCGGTTCTCCGCTCGGTATCTGGGCGCGCGGCCTCAACATCAACAGCAAGCAGGACTGGTGCATCCCGGCGCGTGATGTCGTCGAGCTTGGCTATCGCCACCTGAAGCCGGGCACCTACGCCAACGCCTGCTCGTTCCGGGATGGCGACAACCCTAGCAGCATCCCGGCTGGCTATCCCTACACGGAGCAATTCCCCGTGCAGACCGTGAGCGAGGCGTTCCGCAAGGGCGGCGCCGAAGCGTTCGACGAAGCCTGGTATTGGTCCTCGACGCAGTACTCCGCCAGCTACGCGTGGATTCAGGACTTCGACGACGGCGGCCAGCGCGGCGGCAGCAAGAAGTTCGAGGCCCGCGCCCGCGCCTGCCGCTTGATTCAACTCAATCCTTAAGTCCTTCAATCCTTTTCTCAGGGGAGAAACATGCACATCGAGAACGTACATATCCACATGGGGCCGAGCGGCGCCATCGGTGCGGCGGTGCTCGCCGCGCTCGTCGCCGGATCGGCGCAGGAAGAAATGCGGACCGAGTCAGGCATTCTGGTTCCGCCGTCGATCGGCGAGTACTGGAAGGGCCAGGGCGGCATCTACGCTGGCGTCGGTCGCGGCCGGAACGGTGGCAAAGACTACTGCCTCATCCTTCCGACCGATCCGCGCGCCATCTTTGCGAAGCGCATGCTCGGCACCTACGGCATCGACGTACCCAACGCCAGCAGCGATCACGATGGCATGACGAACACGAAGGCGCTGGCCGGCGCCGGAAGTGAGTTGTGCCAGGAAATCCTCGGCCTCGACATCGAAGGCCACAAGGATTTTTACCTGATGAGCCGAACCGATGCCCGCCTGTGTTCGGCCAACGTGCCTGAGCAGTTCGAGAAGGAATGGTACCTGACCAGTACGCAGTACTCCGCCGGCTACGCGTGGAGTCAGTACTTCTTCGACGGCGGCCAGAGCAGCTTCAGCAAGGAGTTCGAGGCCCGCGCCCGCGCCTGCCGCAGATTATTCCTTTAATTCTTCAATCCTTAAAATGGCTCTGCACACCCAGCTACCGATCCACAAGACGGGCAGCGAACTACTCGGCCTCGTCGCCAGAATCCATGCCCAGATGCCGCGAGGCTTCAAGCGCACGGTCGGCGACAAGATCGTTAGCCACTGCTCGGAAATGCTGGACCTCATGGCCCTCGCCAATGCGACGAAGAACGCCGAGCGAGAGCAGAACATCCTGGAAATCCTGAAGCACAACCGGGCCGCCACGGTCTGGTTGCGCGTCGGATTCGATCTGCGGGCCGTCTCTACGGAACCGTGGGCGAAGTCCATCCGGATGCTGGATAGCGTCGGCAAGCAGGCCATGGGATGGTTAAATAAGACCCGCGAGAAGGCGCCTGCAGCATGACAGCCAAGGCTCTCATGCCCGTGCGCATATTGAATCTGGTCGCGCCGCTGCCCCACGAAGGCACCGACATGCGCATCGCAGATACCGGCGGCAGCAGCCGTGTTCGGTCTGGCGCAGTTTCCCCGCTGATCGGTGCAAGCCTTCGGCGAGGCGACGTAGATAGCGCGAACGAACGCAGTACTCCGCCAACAACGCGTGGAATCAGAACTTCAACAACGGCGGCCAGAGCAGCAACAGCAAGAAGTTCGAGGCCCGCGCCCGCGCCTGCCGCAGATTCAAGCTTTTCGTTTTCCGGGTTGGTGCAAGCCTATTTGGACTGCCGCCGCCGTAAGCGCAACAAGGCCAGCGCCAAGGCGTTCGAGGCCAATCTTGAACGCAACCTGTGCACGCTGTTCGATGAACTCAGCAACGGAACATATCGCCCAGGAAAATCAATCTGCTTCGTCATAACGCGACCGAAGCCGCGCGAGGTATGGGCGGCGGACTTCCGCGACCGCATTGTCCACCACCTACTCTACAACCACATCGCGCCGCGGTTCTACGCTGGATTCATCGCCGACAGTTGCGCCTGCATCCCAACACGCGGGACGCTATACGCCGGCAAGCGCCTCGAGGCCAAGGTGCGCAGCATTACCCAGAACTGGCAGCGGCCGGCTCACTATCTCAAGCTCGACCTGGCGAACTTCTTCGTCAGCATCGACAAGAATATCCTACTGGAACTGCTCGCCAAGAAGATCGGCGAACCGTGGTGGCTGTGGCTTGCCGAGACGATCCTGTTTCACGATCCGCGCCAGGACTTCGAGTACCGCGGAAACCCAACACTCCTTGAGCGGGTTCCGCCTCATAAGCGCCTGACCAACCAGCCATCGCACCTTGGCCTTCCCATCGGAAATCTCAGCAGCCAGTTCTTCGCCAACGTCTATCTGAACGAGCTCGACCAGTTCTGCAAACATCAAATCGGCGCGCGGCACTACGTCAGATACGTCGACGACTTCATCCTGCTGCACGAATCCCCGCAGTGGCTCAATGCCGCGCATGACCGGATAGCGGAATTCCTGCCGGCGCGGCTGAACGTCAGGATGAATCCGACCAAGACCATCCTTCAACCCGTCGAGCGCGGCGTCGACTTCGTCGACCATGTCATCAAGCCATGGAATCGCAGCGCGCGGCGCCGGACGGTGAACGAAGCGGTACGCCGCATCGGCCGGACGCCAGCCAATGAACTGCTTGAGGTCGGCAACAGCTATTTCGGGCTAGTGCGTCAATCCCAGCACAGCCACCACGACTGCGCGCGGATCGCCAACGCGCTACGTCGGCGCGGTCACACCATCAACGGCGACATCACCAAGACATTCAGGAGAGCAGCATGAGCAAAGCAATCGAAGACGTCATCGCCGAGCGCCGCCGGCAGATCGATGAAGAAGGATGGACGCCGGAGCATGACGACGAGCACGACGGCGGAGAACTTGCCGCTGCTGGTGCCGCATACGCCATCAATGCGGCCGATCAACTGCACCCCATGTCGCAGGGTGACGGCGGAAACGATCAGCCGATCTTCTGGCCATGGGCGCCGGAATGGTGGAAGCCGAAGGGTCCGCGCCGCGACCTAGTGCGCGCCGCCGCGCTGATCATCGCCGAGATCGAGAAGCTGGACCGCGCCGAGGCCACGGCGGACGGCGGCATCCAGTCCGGCGCCAACCGCACGACCAGCGGAGCGATCGGCCAGCCATGAGCGGTCGGATCGTCTGCCAGTTCTCCTGCGGCGCCGCCTCGGCGGTGGCGACGAAACTCGCGCTCGCCAAGTACGGGCCGACGCGCGACGTGCAGATCATCAACGCCTTCCTGAAAGAAGAACACGCGGACAACCGCCGGTTCGCGGCGGACTGCGAGAAGTGGTTCGGCCGCTCAATCGTCACCCTGCGCGACGAGAAGTTCGGTGCCAGTGTCGTTCAGGTATTCCGGCGCCGGCAGTACATGAAGGGGCCAAAAGGGGCGCCGTGCTCGCTTGAGTTGAAGCGCAACTTGCTCAATGGATGGAGCCAGCCGGGCGACATCATCGTCTTCGGCTACACCGTGGAAGAAGACTGGCGCCTCGACGACTTCCGCGAGCGCAACCCCGACCGCCCAGTCCTCGCACCGCTGAT